ACTAATAAACAACAGCCTAGTTTACAGAAATTCCTCTCAGGTATAGAAAATGATGTATATAACGGATTAAATCTAAATTATAATAAAAATATGACAGATTTAACCCCATTAGCACACGAAGGCGTGTTATTACTCAATTCTGCATTAACTGTAGCTATGGGAAAAGCAGGCTCACATCAAGAAATTTGGGCTCCATTTACTAAATATGTATTAGAAGAATGTTTGGCCTATAAAAATATCCCCATATTGTTCATAGGAAAGGATGCCGCAGCCTTTAAAAGATATGTTTCTCCTCTTACACATGGACATATTTTTGAAGTGGAGCACACTAGTTTTGCAAATAGAGAAAACCGAGAGTGGGAAACTAAAGGAGCATTCTCTAAAATAACCCAGATAGTTAAACAAAATACAGGAAAAGAGATAGATTGGTTAAATACAGCTCCACCATTTTAGCAATAAAAAATATTAATTATGATACTTGAGAAACAAATAGAAAACATTGTAATTGAAGAAGGGGATAGTCAAGAGAGCATAGAAATGTCATTAGATTTAGATAGTGCTCAGATATTGATGCAAATGCTAAGTAAAAACCTATACCAAGACCATATAGGCTCCTGCTGTAGAGAAGTTTGTTCGAACAGCCTGGATTCCTTAAGGCGTTCAGGAAATACTGATCCTATTATAGTGTCATTTAAGGCTAATAAAGATGGTAATTATGAGTTCTCTAGCGAAGATTTTGGTACCGGAATGGACGACAAAGATGTAAGAGAAATCATCAGTAAGTATGGAAAGTCTACTAAGAGGCTGGAAGTTAACTCATTAGGCCATTGGGGAATTGGTTTTAAGTCACCTCTAGCATATTCTTCTACATTTTATTTCATATGTAGAAAAGACGGAATGGAAAGAAAATATATGATGTATGAAGGGGAATATAATAATACAATAGACTTATTATATGAAAAACCTACGGATAGTAAAAACGGAGTAAAGGTAATAATTCCTGTTAAGTGGGGAGATTTTAATACTTTTGTGAGAAAAATAAAAGAACAATTGGCTTATTTTGAAAATGTATATTTTGATTGTGAAAATGTAGTACCTAATAATCACAAAATTACAAGAAGTGAACATTTCCAATATAGTCAATTAACTATAAATAAGGAAATGCATATCACATTGGATGATGTATATTACCCGATTGATTTTGAGAAATTAGGAATAGACAGAATAGAATTTCCTGTGGCTCTAAGATTTTCACTAACTGATGGTTTAAACCCTACAATTAACAGGGAGTCACTTCAATACACAAAAGAAGCAATAGCTATTATTAATGCCAAAATCAAGAAGGTGGCTACCTATTTTGTAGAGACATATAATCAAGCAATTAAGGATACAGACAGTCTTTCTGTAATTATAGACTACCACAGAGGAAGCTCAAAGAATATTCCTCATTTTAGTGGGAATGGGGTTATGGATGTCAGAAATTTGGCTCCTTACACCACTGTAAAGTTTATAGCTCCAAAGTTGAACTGTCTTAAACACCTTGATACAAGAAAAGTATATGAATTAAAAGACTATTTCTATCAGAATCATAAAGATGTTAAATACACCTATTCTTACTCAGGGAGGTTCTATAATTGCGATCAAAAGGACGCTTGGAGACATAAACTGAATTATGACTCTGTAGCAAGGAATGACAGGAGGATATATGTATTTACAGAGCTTTCCAAGCTTAAAAAGCTCTATCTTAAGGATATAATGGGAAGTAAAGAGGCTTGGTTTGTGAAGGTGTCAAAGAATATTAAACTAGGAAATACTAAGTCCAGATATACAGGACAAGGTTTTGAAACCTATATGAGGCTACTTGACTTACATAAGCATCCAAAATCTCTATGGAGGGAGATAATCAAGGAGTGGCAACATATTGTATCCTTAGCAACTACCTCATTTATAGATGCTGATAAAATAGAGATTCCTGCTGAATGGACTGAAGCTAGAAAGAAACAAAGGCTCCAATTAATGGCTCAAAAGGGAACTAATAAGAGGAAAAAGAAGATGGTAGGAGAGGTGATTGGTAAGGTGGCTGCTTCATTAGAAAGGTATGTTTCCGGAAAGAATTGTAAGTTTGTCCCCATCACTATTAATATGGCTTCCGCTTCAATGGGTAAGAAAATCACCCTATATGGAGGAACAGATCAAGAGGACTTGATGCAAAAGCTGTTTTCAGTGATATTAAGTGATAAAGTGAGAATTGTCATGTTTTCAGACAGGGAACTTAAAAATTTGAAGGAAATAGACTTGCATAATTGGATAGAAATAAGTAAATTTATGACAGGAAAACATAAAACGTATAAGAGGATTATAACAGCTTATTTGATAAATGAGCTAATGCTTAAATATCATAATGTCTTTCGTAGACTATCCTATCTAAAGGAAATATCTACTGTTTTAGGAGATAAGGTAGATAGACTAAGTAAGTATAAGGACGGTTATTATGTAGATGGAGATAAAGAGTTATTTAAAGCGATGTTGAAAGTGGCGGATGAGCATAAACTCTATGATACCTCAGTATATGATGTATACAAGGAGGTAGTGTTTGTATTTGAAAAACTTCCTTTTATAGAGACTATGTTCAGTAAAATGTCATATAGCAAGGAAGAACAGCTTTTAAAGGCAATCAGAGACCTATTTAAGTATTACAAGCAAAGAATAGACTGGAAACACTATAATCTCCCTGTTAATGAGGAGCCTATAGATCTAGCAGTAAAAGAAGAATTAGAAGAATTAGAAAAATTGGAACTAGTAGTAGAAGAAATAATAGAATTAGAAGAACCAGCATTTTAAAATTATGGATGAAGAAAACGAAAAGAGGTACATCTCAGAAGAAGATAGTAATCCTCAATATCATAAGTCAGAAAGTGTATTAGGATCAGGGCAAACTCAAAGTTTTGGTTGCCCTGAGTGTGGAAGTCATAATACTGCTCAGGGAGTGTATTTTGATGAATGTAGATCATGTGGATGGAATCAAGGATATTAAAAACAAACAATTATGGGAATATTTGGAAGTCTGGGATGGTTTAAAAGCCAAAAGAAGAAATTAATGGAAGAACTTGAGCTAGAAGAGCAAAAGTTAAAGGTGGACCTCCTAAAAGAGGATTTAAAAATGTATAATGACATTAAAAGTCCTTCTCCTACACTGGGTAAGCCTTATAAGAAGCTAAAACTTATAAACGAGGTGCTTACAATTGTATTAGGAGATGGAAGTGTCATTTCTAAGCCAGATGCTACAGAGGCTGATTTTCACAAAGCAAGAGCAGCAACAGAGGAATATCAACTGTTTGCTGTTGCTTCTTCCAGTGAAGGAATTGAGGAAAAGAAGGCAAAAGAGGCAGAAATAGCCAAAAATAAGGCTTTAATTCAAGGAATAGGGCTCCTAGAAAAACTAGAAGACTTTAAAATAGAAGACGGTGTTGTTTATTTGAAAGGTATAAACAGAAGCCTACCTCAACTATTATTGGAAAAATTTGTAGAAGTAGTAGATAAGGTACAAACAGACTTGAATGATTTAGGAGAAGATTTACAAGGCCAGTTGAAGGAAGATGAAGAATATCTTGCTTTAAAGAGGTTCTTTATGTGGTGTTGTTTAAATCCTAGAGCTGAAGTTGCTGATAAATTGTATGACTTTTTAGTAAAAAACAGCTTTAGAATAACAAAACAAGGGTTTTTCGTAGCTATTAGGAATGTAGTTACAGTGGAAGGAGACAACGCTCTTATCAAGTTTATAAGTAACACATACAATAAGGTGAAGGCTGTATGGAAGAAGAAGCCAGCAGATTATTGGATACACAAGTTTGATGATGGAGAGTATGGATTCTCCAGAGAGAAATATACAGAGTTTAATGATTTAGGTAACCTACAGGACTTGTATTTGGATTTACCAAATATGGCAGAAAATAGGTTTACGGATGATTATACTAAAACCTTTGATATAAGAATAGGAAAAGTTGTAAGTATGCCTTCAGAGAAATGTAGTTGGAGCACTAAAGATTGTGCAGAGGCAGGTTTACACTTCACAGCAGATCAAATAAATTATGTAGGATGTGGGGATACATCAGTATTAATGCTCATAAATCCTATGAAGGTAGTGGGAATTGGAGAACATAAAGGTAGATGTTATGAATATTTACCAATTATGACAGTTTCTAGTGAAGAATCTACCATTATTTTGCACGATTTAGACTTTGACACATTAGAATTAGATGAAGAATTTGCAATTAGTGAATTGGAGAATTTAGCTGAAAAAGTGAAAGAGGGATTTGCTATAGAGGCCAAGAAACACTCATTTAACATTCCTCAAATATCTTCAGAAGAACTTGGAAGTATTGTAGCTTCTCTGGAAGATATGAAAGTGATTATTTCTCAAAGGGTTGTAGAAATTTAATGATTTTCCTTTGAAAAGTGCTCCTAAATGCGTATATTTAGGAGCATTTTTAATTTAAATTATGAGTAAGAAGAAAAGAGTAGTAAAAAAGAGGGTAGTAGCTCCTAAGACAAGGAATCATGGCAAATGGAGTGAGGGAGAGTATTTTTCAAGGGTGAGAGCAGCTCTCAGAAGAGCATTTAGATTCTGGACACCTATGCAAATAGCATTGGATAAGGCCAGCAGACCTTCCCAATCATCCAATAAACGCCTTAAAAAAGAGTATATTTGTGCTAAATGTGGAAAGTGGAGAAAGAGAGCAGAAATGGAGATTGACCACAAGGAGGAATGTGGTTCACTGAACAGATATGAGGATATAGTGCCTTTTTTACAAAGACTCACAAAAGAAGATGTCCATGCTTATCAAATTTTGTGTAAAGACACATGCCATAAGCAGAAGACAAAGAAATATCTAAAGAATAAGAAGAATGGAAGAGGAAAACAAACCACAGGAATATGATTTTGACTCATGGAGTAGCCTAGAGTTATTTTTTCACTTAATAGACCTCCAACAAATACCTTATGAGGAGGAATTTGATGATTGGAGATATTTAAAAGAGGAAATGTTAAGAATGTGTAAAGAAAGCTATACAAGACAAAAAATATAATGGAAAGAATGAAATGGGCATTTATAAAAAGAGATTCAGAAGTACCAATTCCTACAAATGAGGAAATTATTAAATTTATGGAGAAATTAGATATGAAAAATCAATATAAAGAAGATTTAAAAAAAGCTATTACATTATTAGAAGAGGCAGTATATTTCATAAATTATATACCAAGAAGTGATAAAGTTAGGGGCTTTAAGGATAGTTATGAATTAGCTACAGCAATAGAAAAATATTTAAACCAGATAACAGAATGATACAAGGAACAATTAAAACAGAACGTAAATGATTTATCTTTATGTAAAAGAAGTCCCTACTGGTTTAAAATATTTAGGGCAGACTATTAAAAATCCCCACAAATATCATGGGAGTGGTACATATTGGAGAAATTATCTTAAAAAACATGCTATAAAGTATGATAGTATAAAAACTGAAATTTTATTAGAAACTGAGGACAGAGAACTTTTAAAACAAAAAGGAGTTTATTATTCTAAATTATGGAATATTGTAGAATCAGAAAATTGGGCTAATTTATGTATAGAAATGGGGGATTATGGCAATCTAGGCCACAAACAACCTCAAGAATCTATTTATAGAAGAGTATTGAAGCTTAGAGGCAGAAAGAAAACACAAGAAGAAATAGAAAGAATAAGAAACAGTAATAAAGGAAAGAAAAGATCTTTAAAAACTAAGGAAGCCAATCGAAAAGCTAATTTAGGAAGAATATTTTCAGAAGAACATAAGAAAAAATTATCAGAATCATCGTTAAAAAGTACCAAAAAACCTAAGTATAAAAAAGGAAAATCAGTTATTAATACTGAAACAGGGGAAGTGTATAAATCCACTAGAATGTTAGCAAAAATCTTAGAAATACCTCATGAAACAATGAGGTTTAGACTGAATAAAGGAAAATCAAACCCTTATATATACGTAAATTAAAAAATTATGATAGTAGGAACAAAGCGTACAGAGGCAGAGTATCGAAATATAGCGATAGATAGCTCTAGTTCATTAAAGGAGTTTTCTTTAGATAGAAAGAAATATTATAAAAAATATATAAAGAATGAGAAAACTGAGGAAGAGGAACAGAGTAAGGCTAGTATTATAGGCAGAATCTGCGAAACATTATTATTTGAACCTAGTGAGTTTGATAATAGATTTTATCTAAGTGCTTGTATATCAGCACCCACAGCTAATATGTTATTATTTGTAGAGGCTTTATATAAACATACAGCCGCTAATACAGATGAAAATGGAGATATTAATCTAGAATTCTCAGAAATAGCTAAATTAGCACACAAAGATAGTGGGTATAAATGGACCCTGGAAAAGGTGTTAGAAAAGTTTATAGGATCTGATGCAGAATTATGGTATAAAGAAATACGAGAGGTGAGGAGCAAAGGGCTTACAGTGGTTACAGTGGAAGATATAAATAACTCTGAAAAAACTGTTACAGAATTGAAAACTAATGAGTTTACAGCTCCTATTCTTAATTTAGTCAATTCTGATAGATACACCATATATACACAACTCCAGATAGAAGGATATGAAATAGATGGGCTTCCTTTAAAGAGTATGATTGATTTTTTAGTAATCGATAGTGAGGAAAAGACAATTACCCCTTATGATTTAAAAGTTGTATGGGCGGTAGAAGGTTTTTTTACAGAATATTATTTGTACCGTCGTTCGTACATTCAAGCCTTCCTTTATAAAGAAGCATGTAAAGAGCTGAAAATCAGAGAGGGATTGGAATATTACACTGTTATGGATTTAAAGTTCATTGTTGCTGATTCCATTAACTACTATAATCCACTTGTATATGCCTTATCTGGAGATGATATGGATGATGCTTATAATGGATTTGAATACAATGGAAGAAAATATCCAGGAGTAAAATCAATAATTGAGGAATTAAAATGGGCAAAAGAGAATAGTAAGTGGAACATTTCTAAGAAAAATTACCAAAATAATGGTATTGTAAATATAAAGGACTAGTATGGAATTAAAAAATATGACATTAACCTCTATTTTCATTGTGCCAACACTGAAAATAGATAAAAGTAAACTAATAGACAATAATTTTATTAATGCATATATAAAGGATGTAAACAAGGAGGTACAGTATAAAGATGCTGCATATTTGGTATTTAAACCAGAAGATTTTGATGATTTCCAGGATTTTGTAAATGGAGAGTATGACAGAACTCCCCACATTATAGATGATTATGACTATGATGGAGGATTCGTAGTTCTAGTGTATACATTAAATCCCCTATATATGGAGGATTTTGAACTTGTTAAACAAGGAAAATACTCTGAAACTTCTAAGGACTTCCAAGAGCTGTTCCCAAAGGT